TCGATAATTTGTTTGGCAAATCATCTTCCATTTGAAATGACCATCCACCGTCTTCAATTACGGTAATTTTCCTATCATTCAAATCTTGATGCCATTTTAATTCATCATCATCCACATCAGGTGAGAATGTTCTTATTATCTTACCGTCAATATTTTCTTGTTGGAAGGGATAATCCATATTATTTTTTTGAGTCCTTGATTGAAGGTCTTTTATTCCAATGTATTTTAATACGATAAGGAATGGAAAGAATTTTCATAAAATCACTAATATAATTCTCTGTTTTTTTACGATAGCTTTCCCAATTTGGTTCGATATCAATAAAAACGTGATATATTGGTGGTTGATAACTCCCTTTTAAAACCTGAAAAACTTTCATTTTAGTTAGTTTATCGTTTTCCTCAGAAGCAAGTTCTTTATTTATCTTAGGGACAATTGCAGTATCAATATATGCTTGTAGGTATTTTTCAATTTTATCTGAATCCATTACCAAGAATTTGAAGATGATAACCCTAGTTGTTTTGCATATCTACCAACATTACAAGACCAATATCCTGCCGTTGTTCTATCTTTCTTTTGATCACACTTGTGACGGGCTCTGAATGATTTTGCAGCTCCTTTGTTTTTGTTTCTAACTCTTAAATTAGGATCACCAAATGAAACCTTTTTAATACCACCTGATTTACTTTTTACATAAACCGCAAATTTCTTAGGACCACCTGAAGTTCTGAAAGGTTTACCTAATTTTACATTTTTACCACGGTGTTTAGCTTCCGCTAAAATATCTTCTTCTGTTTCAATTTCAGAAATATAAGGTGCGTCCAAATAAATGTATTCACCACCTTTTTTAATCTTAATACCCAAATCAGACTCAACTATCATCGTATCTTCTTCATTTAAGGATATTTTACCATTTTTCCACAAAGACCTAACCTCATTAATTAAATCAAAATATTTTTCAGAATAAGCTCTAAAAACATTGTTCGTTAATGTCATACCGTTATCGATATGATATTGAAGGGCGTCAGAAACTTCAACATTTTCTTTTATTATAAGTGTTGGTTCCAAGTACTCCTCCAAAACCTCTTTAATTATTTCTTTTAAATTGTTCATATTAGTTAAATAGTTAAAAATTTACTCCCAATCCAAAAGTTCCATTATTAATTACAGGATCGTAATCCATTTTTATTGTGAAGTTTTTATAATCGTGTAAAGCGCCTATTTTTATCGTTGTAAATCTATCCAAATACTTTGGGAATGTTATGTATCCGAGATCATCTTTACCTCTCCATTTAACGTCTTCACTTACGGTTCCAATCATCATATGAATACCTGTTCTTTTGATTCTTTTTCCCGCACCAATATAAAAACTTTGTCTTTGTACTAAATCATTCACAAGTGGAAAATCAACTTGTGTTACATTTCCAAAAGGAAAGAATGTTGAGTTGTCTCTTTCGACACTCGCATTATATTCTGTTATGAAATATCCTTTATTGCCTATTGTAAAGAATCCACCAACTTGTTTATCTGTTGTTCTCTGTATACCAAAACTAATGACAGGTTTTTTACCTCTAATTGTATCTCGTCTACCGTTATCGTAAACATACACTCTAGCAGGTTGTCTATAACCCCAATCATTCCAATACCAAGATGGAGAATAATAATTCCATCCAAACCCTGGTGCTCCCCACATATCCCATCTATTCCAACCCCATCCCCAATTGTTCATACCCCAATATGGGTCTCTAACAACTATGTTTGAACCTGGTCTTGTTCTTGACGGTTGTCTATTATCTCTTGGTGGATCATTTCTCCAACTACTCACATCATTTCTTTGTGGTGTAGATGGTTGTACTGATGGTGTTGATCTTTGTGGTGTTGATTGTTGAGGTGGGTTACTTCTCCAATTACTAACTTGCGAAAAAGTTAATGTTGGAATGACTAACAATAAAAACAGTAATTTTTTCATAGTGATTAATTTATTATAAATATTTTTTATTTTACTTTTATCTTCCAATATACCCCTCCATTGATGAATGGTCTAAATTCTCCTGTGACTCCGTCAACGGTTCTATTTGCAACACCTACACCTACTTGATACAGGTGATCTTTTTTAGTTTTAAGTATCAAGCCCATTCCTAATGAATTTACCCAATCCTCTCTACTAATTGCCCCGTTAACTCCGAAGAACATTTGGTTTTTAATAGGTGGTGGTTCGGGTGCCTGTTCTCTTACTATTTTAGGTTTAAGTGTTGCTGACCAATTTCTTGATGCAATTTTATTTTCAGACACCGTCTGATTCAAGTATACGAACCCTTGGTTGTTATTCAACTTTAATGTGTCGTTAAATGAGTTGGTAACATAATAATTTTGTAGTATTGCCGCAGTATCAACTGAAATATATGTTGGAACATATATTGTAGTATCGTGATAGATATCTTCACCTTTAACAACATAAGGTACCTCAACTTCCATTGAAATGGTATCATGAATTGGTTCTGATGGAACTTCTTTAATAACCTCCTTTATTTTTGGTGGTTTGTCTGATTTTAACAATACAATTAATGTTATTATTAAAGCTAAAATTATAAAATGTCTTACATCTAATATCTTTTTCATAGTCTTAAAGTATTACTCTTGATCCTATCAAGAAGTTATTAAGTAACGGTACACCTTTTTCGGTTGACGCTGAGAATTTGTAATTAAAACTAAACCCAAACCTCTTACTTATTTTATAGTCAAATGACGATCCAATTAAAAAACCAAATTGCCTATTAACAGTTGTCTCTCCTGTCTTTGAATTCCAATTTATTGGTGAATTCATAACAAATACTTGTGGAGATAGTGTTATTTTATTATCGACAGGATAAGGTTTTGTCCAAAACGTAACCACTGAGGTTGAAAAAGACGTATTGAATATTTCTTTCGTTTCTCCTGTTTTATAATTCACTATTTTTGTATCCTTCAACAATAAAGTTATGGCTCCCAAATTGTACCCGTAGGTACCAAATTTAGGATGTGGTTTGATATAGGTGTAACCAATAAGATTCATATAGTTTCCTTCCAAATATGCCCCTGTTATTGAGTATGAATGGATAGCATTGAGTTGTCCCTTATCAAAATCCATCTTGGTATATCCACCGCTTAGAGCAAATTGCTTTAATGTGCTCCAAATTAGTGCTGTTGCACCCCAGCTCTCGTTACCGGCCATTGACGACTTACTTACACCAAAAGATACTATCGCATTAAATTTGAAGTCGGGTCCTTGAGCCGTTGTTAGGTCAGAAGCGACTAACATGGGGTTTGTTGCAACAGACTTTTTTTTCTCTTCCTTTTTTTTCTCTTCTTTTTTCTCCTCTTTCTTTTCTTCACTCTTGCTTTCAGATTTTGATTCCTCTGATTTGCTTTCAGAACTACTACTTTCCGATTTTGATTCTGTGCTTCCTTCGCTTGATCCACCTGAACCCCCACTTGATGAAGACGATTCCCCAGATGAGGACGACGTCTGGGACGAGGATTGTGAGGATGACGAAGTTGATGAGGACGACGCTGATGAAGAGGCCGCTCCTGAAGCACTTGAACTTGCCGCCGCAGATGCGGATGAACTCGCTGCCGATGAGGCGGCTGAACTTGCTGCCGCGGATGCCGCTTGTGATACCGCAGCGGTCACTGTTTGTTGTACTACTAAACTTGTTGGACATGGAGCGGCAAATACACTTTTTACCCAAGAATCAACCTCACCATTAACAAATTGTGAATAGTTGAATACTTTAGATTTATTCCTTACAACGATTGTAACACCGTTGGTTATTATCGGTATTACAACAACATAAGTCTTTAAATCACATGGGTCGATGTATGTTTGCGTTATTACTTGCCCTGATGATTTAAGGGAAAATAATATCATTAGCAAAAATAGACCGACCCATTGTTTCATTATTTACTGAATATTCCTTTTTTAACCATTTTACCTAAAATGTTAGCACATGCAATATCCAAAGCTTTTTTGGTTGATATACTAATTGTAGATTGATTAAATTTAACAGGATCAACTGTTGCATCTGATAAGAAAGTTAATTCTCTTGTTGTTTTTGCCTCACCTAATCCTGAAGCTGCAATGATTGTCCCATTCTCAGCATCTGTGAACCTAACTTGTAAACCAATACGTGTTACCAACATATTTTTTACACCGTCTTTTAAATTAACAGTTTCATCTTCAGAAACAGAATAGTCGTAACATTCGATTTCAACAAAGTAGTGAGCTAATTTAATCTTACCTCTACCGTCTAATTTGTTTTCAGAAATTCCTGCTTGAGAAGCTTGGAATTGTTTTACCATTCTATTTTTTATTTCTGTTTTGTCTTCTGTAAATTCAAAACGATTTAAATTATCGAGGTATTCAAGAACGATGTTTGTAACACCTAAACCAACTCTTTTTTCTTTTAGTTCAGGATACATTTCATACATCTCATCATTAATACCACACTTAAGAAGCTGAATATTTTTCTTAGGTCCTTCGTAATCCAAATAAGCAGAGATGTCTGATTTAGTTTCAAACGATGCCTTGTAATCTTCAGTCTTAGTTTTTCCAATTGTTTGGGAATAAGCTCCCACACTTAGCAGTGAAACCGCTAAGAAAAACATTACTTTTTTCATATTATCTTAATTTATGAATGGAGTTAATATCATTCTAAATCCAAATGAAAGGATAGCCAATCCGAATGCGATAATCCCTACCGTTAATACGAATTTTATAATTTCTTTAGTCTTTGTCATTATATTATTTTTTAGGTGCTTCATACCAAATGTTATCAGGATTGTTTTTGAATGTTCCATCAAATTTCCATTCTATTTTGTTAAACATGTCTCTTTGTCTTTGTTCTTGTCCCGAAAATTCCAAATAGATGCAAAATATTTGGAAACAAAGTGCTGATACCACCCAAAGCAGACACAACTTTAGGAATCCTAATACCATTAATTCATTTAATCTGTTTAAATTTATTGTTTTCATAATTTTTAAGTTTTAATTTATTCTACGTCTTTGATTTTACCACAAATCAAACACTCTTCATCACCATCTTGATCTGAATCACCCCAAATGTGTTCACAGTTTCTATGGTCAAAGTATTCATCGATAATACCGTCACCGTCATTATCAATTCCGTCCATTATACCATCACCGTCTTCATCTATTTCTACTTTAGTTGATGATTCGGTTTTATCATTAGATATTAGGTAAGGTTTCTCATTATTTACTGGTTCACCTATTATTGGTGATTTTGTTGCCCCTGTTCCAGTGTCTGATAATGAAACCCCATCCTCCTCATCCATTTTTTGAACTAACATCTTATCCTTATCAGTATCACTGAACCAATAGTCAATAATCTTACCATATGATCCAATGAAAGCACCTAATAACAATAATAGAAGTTCTTTCCATTCTCCTGCAATTGGTGATTGTCCTAAAACTGCAAAAAATATTCCACCCATAATTAACATGAATCCTCCAAGAACCATGGCAGTAATATACCATCTTCTTGACATCATCTTATTTAATAGTTCTTTAAATCCTGTATTTTCTTTCATAGTTTTACCATTTAGGTGCCTCTTCCTTAAATTCGTCACCTTCTTTTTTAGGTTTAGGTTTAGGTGCTGGTGCAGGTGTTGATGGTTTACCACCTCCACCATTTACAATCACAGTCTTACCCGCAGATTGTTGTTGAGTTTGTGTGTTGTTAATGTTAATTACTGGTGCGACTTGTTGAACTGGAGTTGCAACTTCGTCACCGCCTGTTAATTTGTTAGTAATAAATCCGCCTACACCTAGTGTAACCGTACTTACTAATGTGATGATAATTCCTTTAAAGGATTTACCCGTTGATTCTTGTTCTACTTCTTCTGACATTTTTTTATTGTTTTATTTTTATTTTATTACGATTGGATATTTTACTTCCTTACCGCTTATATCTATGAAAACCATATCATAGTCTTTTTTTGATAATTCAGATAAGTCATAAACTTTCTTTGTAATACTTTCTGTTGCAGTAAACCCTTCTTTCTTTGAAGGTGTTTCACTACCAAAAGGTATTATTTGCACAGAATACTTCGCACCTATTGTTGTTTCAAATTCTGCAGTTACAATGTTACCTGTTTGAGTGATTGATTTTATTGCTGTTGATGTTGATGCAGTACCTAAGTCAATAACTTGTACTGGTGGTAAATCCACTTTTCTACAACTCACCGCTAAAAGGGTAATTAAAAACCCTAAACCTAATATTCTGTCTATTCTCTTCATAATTAAAAATTTTTATATCCTGTTAATTTTATTTGTGTTGAAT